GCCCCTCCAACCCCCGTGCCCTCCGCCGCACGGGGGTTCCCGTCCATCTGCTGCTCCCTCCCGAGGCCAAGCGGGCCCTGGCCGCCTACGCCCAGGCGCAGGGGATATCCATGGCCCAGGTGGTGATCAGGGCACTACGAGCGATAGGAGCGATACCATGAGCAACGGACCGAAGGACCCCGCAGGCTACACGATATCCCGTCGCAACCGCCGCGACATGTGGACTCCGGAGGAAGTGGCCATCCATGACGCGTTGGACGCGGTGGAGGCGCTCGGTGCCCACCCATTGCTGACGGATGTCGTCGTGCTGCTAGGGCACGCCCAATCCAAGCTGGCCGACTACATCGACGCGCACCCCGCCGTCGCCCGGAAACCATGACCCGAGCCCAGGCCCAGCAACTCCGCAGAGACCGCGAGCGCATCGCACGTCTTTACCCCGAGGTAGCCAGGCTAGCTGCGATGCTGGCGGCGGCGCTGGGGAGGGTCGTGGTAAGGGAGGGGAGATGAGCATCTGGGACATGTTCCGCCTGTTCATGAAGGCCGCCGGCTCGCACGGGTGCTACAGCGAGACGTACCTGCCCGTTGGTTGGGGTTGGCCCGAGAAGCCCGTCAGGGTGTGGTTCACGACTCGGCCGAGTGGGCTACGGATACCGCTTTACACCGAGACGCTGGAGCGGCCGTGAGCGAGGACGAGTTCGACATCAAGCCCGGCGACATCCACGAGATCAAGCGCGTGGTGCTGGACGCCAAGCTGCTCCTGGGGGACTGGATGGTTTTCAAGGACACGGTCTACGTGCGGCCCGAGAGGGAGGGGGCAATGCGCAAGCTGTTCCCCGGCGATGGCACGGAGTTCGTGCGGGACGATGGGGGCCTGATGCGAGCCATGGCCGAGGCGCACAGGCGCGTGACCAACGTGCTGGAGCAGCCGTGAGCAAGCCGCCCGAGCCGACCGAGGAGCGCGCGTTCACCCCCGCCATCCGCAACGACCGTGGCCGCTGCCCGATCTGCGACTCGCCCGGCGAGGAAGGCAGCAAGTGCGGCGTATGCGTGGGCTGGGTGCGCACCCTCAAGGGCAGGTAAGCCGTGAGCGAGCCCAAGCAGCCCACCAAGCCCAGGAGGGGCGGGAAGCCGTGCGAGCACACGACCGTGATTCACCGGCCGGCAAGCAAACGACTGCCGACCCGCTACGTGTGCGCCGCGTGCCGTGCGTGTACGGCGTGGCTCGTGCTGGGCACGTGGATGCATCTCGCGGGGAGGAGGCAGGGTAAGGAACCAAAATCGGCCCAGAAGGGAGGGAAGCGGTGAAGCGGCTGATTGACGCCGTGGCTCAAGAGGAACGCCTGCCGCTAATCGCCCATGGCCACGATGAATGGCAGGAATACGACCCCTGGCACCGCCCCGCCCACATGCCGCAATTCCATTCCTGGTGTGAGGTCCATGATTGGGGCGTGCTCATTGCCGGTGACGGCACGGCCTATACGACATGCCTAACCGCCGTGGCTCCCCAGCACCCCGCCAAGCGCAGGAGGAAGCGGAAGCCATGACCTACGAGCACGCTGAGGCCCGCTGCCCCCACTGCCCCGCCGTGGCCCATGGCCGCAGCATCACCAAGGTCCGTCGTGCCATCCTCGAGCACATCGCCGAGGCTCACCCCGGAGCGACCACCAACGGCATACAGACCGTCCGGGTCACAGGATAGCGATGGGACGCGCTAGGCTCACGCCAGTTGCACGCAAGCCCGTTTTAGGCCCCACGGACACCGTTGCATCCCAAAACGAGCCCCTGAGCGCACGCCAGACGTTGTAACAGGGGTCGATTGCGACCAGCGAGCGCGTACTTAGCCTCGTTCGTTGTAACAACTGAGGCATCATGGGTCTTGACTCGCTGTCTGACGCGGGGCCCTAATGACCCAACGCGCGCCCGGTGATTCTGAGCCCCGTAGGGGCGACTTGGGAGAACGTCGGTTAGGTAACCCGGGTTGGCACTGAAGCCACCCGACGGACGAGGCGACGCCGAGCCGACGACGAGCGGGCCGATGCAATGAAGGCGCGAGCAGGGCGGGAGGAGGCCGCGAGCGCCTTACGACGGCGACTCAGGTGTGCGAGCCCCTCGCCTCGCTGGCCGTCGCTCGCCGTGACAATCTCGCCGTCCCCACTGGCCCGGTAGCGCCTCGCTCTCGACGGTAGAGGCGATTCCCAATGAGCATGCGTGGTTAGCGTGACGCCAGCTCGCGATACCCTAGTTAGGTAGCGGGACGACGGGCCAGGCTCGAACGACGGGGGTGGGGTGAAACCGGCGAGGGCCCGAATCGGCACCGGGGGTACCCACCCCCTCGAGGGTGTAAATCACCCTCAGGAATCCCCGCACATAAAATCCCCAGCGGGGAAAGTTTCGCTGCGCTGCGTTGGTGATTAGTCCGGCAGGATCTCTCTTGGTTCCACCCCGAGCAGCGCGGCCACCTGCCCGGCGATGCGAGCATCCATCGCCCTACGGCCATGGACCATGTGGGAAAAGTCCGTCTCTCCCACCTTGAGCTTGCCCGCCAGCCAGCGCTGGGCACGTCCGCGGCGCTTGAGCCAGAAGGCGAGCTTTGCACCGTCAATCGCTCTGGTCGTCATGTTCAAGACCTCCGGAGGACACCATCGCGCCAAGCACTAGCTACTGCTACACGTAAGAACCCCCCGGCCCCTGCGAGGGCTCGCCAGCGATCCAGGCGAGGACCGCGGCGCGCGGGTACAGAATCAATCGCGTACCCGGTGGCCTGACCGTCGGGATCAGGCCCTTCTTGCGCCAGAAGCGGACGCGGGCCCTGGGGACCCTCAGAAGTTCCGCGACCTCGTGCTCCAGCATATACTCGACTTCAGCCATGGCATGGACCATACTCCAGTGCCGCTACGCCGGCCTACCGCCACAACACTTTCACGAAGTTGTGTACACACCGCATCCACGCGAAGCGCGCTCTCTTTCAATACTGGGTGCTCTTGATCCGGGTGGAGCGCCTCATCGGGGTCTATCCAACGCTGGACGCGGACCAGCAGGCGGACTGTAGCTACGCGATCGACCAACTCGTCGACACGCGCGCAAGTCTTCCGAGTGACGACCCGACCGTACGCGCGGGCGATCGTCGGCTTCGCTCCATGTTGCCCGACATCTTGCGCACCTTCGGGCGCGACATCAGCGCGTGTCTAGCGTACACGCCGCCCGTGACGTACGACATCGACGCGGACAAGTACCGCCGCTAGGCTTTTCACCTTTTCGCCGCTAGCAGTGGTTGCCGGCCGAGCCAGGCGGCGAGGTCTTTGTCCTCGATGAGCACGCGGTTACCGATGCGGTAGGCGCGGAGGGCGCCGGATTTGATGTGGCGGGAGACGGTGCAGACGGAGATGCGGAGCACCTGAGCTACCTGCTTGCGGGTGAAGAATCGTGGCGGATCGGGGGCTGGGCGTGGCTTGCGGATGACCCGGACGGGGACAGGATTCCACGGCATCAGTCAACGAGCCTCCAGTCGTGGGCGGTCTTGTACCTGAACTCTTTCACGCTGCCTCCTTCTTTGCCTTGGTTCGCCAGGGGCTCGTCACCGGCTGGCCATACTCCCAGTATTTGCCGTTCTCGCGGTCTCGCACCCGGGGCCAGTGGCCGAGGCGTACGCGCATGGGCTCGGGGAGAGCCTCGGTCATGGCCTCGATGGCTCGGACCTTGTCGAGCGGGGCCCACTGGTCACCGTTGACCCAGTACGAGAGCCGCTGATGCTTGACCCCGAGCTCGGCGGCGAGAGCGTGGGCCGATTTCCCTAGAGCCCCCAGCGCTGCCCAGAGCTTCAGATCGGGATGCTTGAGGGGCGGTCTGCCGATGTTCGTCACGTTTCATCATTTCCGCTATTGACAAATCATTGCAATGACGATTTCGGTGGAATTCGTGACCCGGGCGGATTCGGTTGCAACATTTGCCCAATCAATCGTTGCAACGGCTAAGAAGCACCCGGCGTCTGGGTACATGCTCTCGCTGGTGACGTCGATGCTCGAGGACCCGCGGCACTTCGCGGGGGTGTCGTCCTCGACGGTGCGCGGGCATCTGCGGGACGCGGCGCGGCTGGTGCGGGCGTCGCGGCGCAGTGCTGGCCTGGGGCGGAGCCGGCTGGATGCGCTGGTCGCGGCGGGGCTCTGCATTGGGGCGTGCCGGGCTGCGCGTGGCAACGCTAGTTACGGAATTTTGTTCAAGGCGTGGAGTGCGGAGGTTGAGCGATTTTCCCAACTGCTGGAGGATGGAGCGAATGTCAGAGAGCCGGTCGAATCCGCGGTCAATCGCCAAGAAGAACGGCCAGCCGATGCCGGCGCTGCCGATGGCCAAGGAGATCTTGGGCCACAAGCTGGAGCTTCACCGCCGCCCGAAAAAGCACGTGCTGGTGGTCAACCGGGAGCACGTGGTGGAGCAGGACGGGGCCCGGTTCCTGATGGCGGGAGCGGGACGTCTCGAGCCGATCCCGGCCGGGGCGGAACTGGTGTACGTCGGTGAGCCCATCCCGGAGAACGCAGATCACATGTTCGACGTCGTCCTCGAGGCGTACGGCGTCTATGGGGAGCCGTCCGGGATCATCGTCGGCCAGGACGGGAACGTCAGGGCGGCCGGCGTGATGCTGACCGAGCTCATGCGCGTGGACTATGCGGACTTCAAGCGCCGGGCTCGAGCGGCGCTCAACGGGGACAAGGCCGTCCCCGGATACAACGAGCACCCGGAGCCATGGCATCCGACATCCGAGACCTCGTAGTCAAGGACGGCCAGGAACTTGCCGCAGAGGAGCTCAAACACTCCGATCTGGAATTGGAGCGTCTCGCCGATGACGTCTCCCGCAAGCAACTACGCATTGCCGAGGTCGCCACGTCCTACCTCGGCGCAGATGAGACCGAGATGGAAGGTCTCACCCCGCGAGAGAAGCGGATCGCAGCCGCGGCGATGCTGCCCCAGAGCGAGGCCCCGGTCGGGCTGGTGTTTGCGCTCCGGTACAAAGAAGCGCGGGTCAGGAAGGACCACGGGTCAGGGGAGCGGGTGAACGTGGTCCAGAACAACAACTACATCATGCTTCCGCCCAAGCTCCCCCCGGCTCCCGAGTCGGAGGTCAAGATCATCGACGCGGACGAGCTGCGGGGAGAGCCCGGGGACGAGTGATGGGCATCTACCTGCACAACTGGGACGAGGTGAAGGCGTTCCTGCGGCAGCGCGGGTGGACTGAGCTCCCCGACGGCCGATGGCAGGTGACCAGGCGCAGGGGCACTCGCATTGCCGAGCTGAAACGGGCCATCAAGCTCGAGCGCGCGGCGTACGGGCGTGAACAGTACTTCGCGCGCAAGAAGGCGGCTGGCGGGTGAATTTCATCTTCACGCCCCACACGGGCAAGCAAGAGCTTTTCATGCGGCACCCGGCCCGCACGGTCGGGTATGGAGGCTCGGCGGGCTCGGGCAAGTCGGCGGCCCTGCTCTATCACTTCTGCTACCTGCTCGACTTCGAGGACCAGCGCTACCGGAGAGGCGAGATCCGGAAGTCGTCAGCCTGGACCTGCTATTTCCGGCGCGTGATGCCGAACCTCAAGCAGGCCATCGCCAACAGCCTGCGCAGCTTCACGCTCATCGACAAACACGCCAAGTGGAACGCCACGGACCACGTATGGACGTTCGAGTGTGGGCTTCACGCCATGTTCGGCGCGATGGAGAAGTCTCAGGATTACCTAAAGTACTACTCGTTCGAGTTCCAGGGCGTCTACATGGACGAGCTCACGGAGTTTGAGGAGGAGCAGTTCGACCAGATTGACTCCCGCATCCGCTCTCCGGACCCCGCGCACAAGCCGTTTGAAAACATTCGCTGGGGGTCAAACCCGGTAGGTCCGGGGCTCATCTGGGTGCGGCGTCGGTTCGTGGACGTGGCTCCGCCCGGTCAGACGGTGCGAGTGCGGACCCGCATCTCCGACGGCCGGTACATCGACCAGGATCAGGTGTTCATACAGGCGTATCTCTCGGACAACCCGTCACTCGCCAAGGACGGGCGCTACGAGGCGTCGCTCAGGAAGAACAAGCCGCACATCTTCAAGGCGCTTTTCGAGGGCAACTGGCATTACTCGCCGGGCGGACTGCTCTCCGAGTTCTGGGATCAGGATCTCCACGTCGTCCCGAATCACCCGATTCCGCCCAACTGCTGGCGGTTCCGCTCGGGGGACTTCGGCATCAACGCCTACACGTCCATTACGTGGTGGTACGTCGACTCGGATGGGGCGATGACGGCCTATTACAACCTCTACGTCAAAGACCTCACGGCGGACCGTATCGCCGGGCGCATCCGCGAGATCGAAAAGCATTTCGGCGACTGGGACCTCGAGGAGAAGCGCTCGATGCTTCGCCGGTCGCCGCTCGATGCGGCCTGCTGGGCGCGCAATCCGACGAGCGCATCCGGTCCGTCCATCGCCGAGGAGTTCAGGCGGCACGGGGTGGCCTGGATTCCGAGCATCAAGGACCGGGTTAACGGCATCGCCGAGGTCATGCGGCGACTGTCCCAGAGCGTGACGGTGGGCCAGGACGAAAGCGGCAAGCCCATCAAGAAGGGGATGATCCGGTGGATGAAGCGGTGTGAGGCCCCGATCCGGATTCTCCCGATCCTGCCTCGCGACCCGAACAACGCCGAGGACGTGCCCAAGGGGTGCGAGGACCACGTTTTAGACGACACCATGTACGGCTGCGGCTCCAACCCGCTCAAGCCCAAGCTAGAGGTCGTCAAAGACAGCGACTACTACGACGAGGAAGAGGACTACGCCAGCCGCTTCAAGAAGAAGCGTTACGCCGAGATCGGATAGACCCCATGGAAACACAGCCGCCCATCACCCCGGAACAGCAGACCGAGCCCATGACCCAGGACGAGGGAGCGCCAAGCCCCATCGTTCCCCCGGAGCAGGGCACGCTCGAAAACGTCAACCTCGTGCCGGCGCTGATGACCACGCAGGAGGGAAGGCATTTCCTCGAGGAGCTGGGAAAGAGGGTCATCCGCAAGAAGGATGAGGACGAGAAGTCGGGCGAGGGATACCGCGAGTGTCTGGCCAGCGCGCTCGAGATGTACCTGGGCCGCGGGGGCACGTTCACCAAGGGCCCGGCGAAGGGCTCTCCCCGTCCGGTGCATCCGACGCTGGCCAAGATCGTGAACCGCACCTACTCCCGGGTGATTTCCGTCGTCCTCCAGACGGAGCCCATCGCGGTTCCGACGGCCGACGATGACATCGAGCGCGCTTTGCGCCTTGCCCAGCACATCGCCTGGGAGAAGCGCGCGAAGCACCCCGACTGGGCGCCGACCATGGCTGACTCGGCGATGCAGTGGGTCCTTTTCGGGTCGATGTTCCGGGCCGTCGAGTGGGACGTGCTCGAGAACAAAAAGAGCATCGACTACATGAGCTGCGGGGACCTGATCCTCCCCTACTCGGAGAAGGATTCTTCTCCGGATATGCGCCGGGTGGAGCGGATCTCGCGCCTGATGCGGATGCCGAAGCACCGGATCAAGCGGCTCGGCATGCGCAAGTGGTTCGAGAACCTCGACATCTTCGACAAGGACTCCGAGATCAAGGCCAGCCCGGTCAAGGACACGGACAAGAACGCCGTGCAGGAGGTCGTGGCGGAGTTCCAGGGGCAGACCGCCGACAATTCCACGGGCAAGCGCGACTCGTACCAGATCGTGCAGCAGCACATGTGGTGTGAGCTGCCCGAGATCCCGGGCTGGAACCCTGACAAGGACGTTCCGCGACGGGTGGCCGTCTGGGTGGAGCAGTCGACCAAGAAGGTTCTCCGCCTGGTCATCATGGAGCGTGAGATCCGGGTGGACCGCATCCGCTTCGAGAACGAATCGAAGCTCAAGGCCATCCAGATTCAGAACTGGCGCGAGATCGCAGCCCGCGCGGCCATGGCCGGGCAGCAGCCGCCCCCGAACCCGGCCGGCGAGATCGCGCCTCCGGCCGTCGAGCCGGTGTTCTCGATCATTCACTACCGTTTCATGCCCAACCCCGAGGGCATCTACGGACTCGGCGCCTGGGCCTTCGTCGGCCCGCTCAACGAGGTGATTAACGACCTCTTGGGAGAGGACATCATCGCCCATCGCATGGCCAACATTCAGGGCGGGCTCGTCTCGGATGACGTGGCCGTCGAGAAGGGCACCTTCGAGCTCGAGTATGGGAAGTTCAACCACCTCGAGGGGGTCACCTCCCAGCAACTCAAGGACGGCGTTTTGCCGCTGCCGTTCGAGCGGCCGAAGGGCAACCTCTCCGGCTACATCGAGAAACTTGACCAGGAGGCCCAGGCGGTCACGTCGTCGTCTGACCAGCAGAGCGGCGTCCCCGGGCCGTCGCACGAGACGGCCACGGCGGCGAGGGCCAGGGCGTACCAGGGCTCGACTGCTACCACGGCGGCGGTCGAGCAGTTCCTCATCCCGCTGGCGTACGAGTACAAGCTCTATGCGCGGCTAAACTCGATGTTCCTCCCGGACACCGAGTATTTCTTTGTCACCGAGCCGCACCCGCAGACCGGGGCCCAGGCACGCAAGCAGGTTCAGATCACGCGGGCCGACTACGATACGGACTATGACATCACCTTCGAGGCCGATGTCAGGCTCGAGGTCGACCCCGGCATCGGACAGAGCGCGCTCGAGGCGTATGCCCTCATCCGCGGCGACCAGCTAGCGGCGGGCGATCCGAACCTGCAACTCGCGGCGCTCAAGAAAGCGCTGCGGGCCCTCAAGGCGCAAGACCTCGCGTCGCGCCTCCCCGACAACATCCCGCCCCCGCCTCCGCCGTCCCCGATGAGCCAGGTGGACGAGATCGCGGGCTTCATGAACGAGCAGGATCACCCGGTTCTTCCGGACGATGACGACATCGTCCACCTCGCCGACATGGCGGAGTACAAGGCCACCGACCAATACAAGGCGCTCAGTCCAACGGGGAAGCAACTGTTCGACCGTCACGAGCGCGGGCACATGGCCCAAGCGTACAAGAAGGGCAAGGCCATACAGCAGGAGGCGGGACTGCCACGGGCCATGCCAGTAACCGGGGCGGAGGGCATGCCGCCCGAGGTCCAGTGATGACCAAGCAGTATTACGAGCACATGAAGGAGTACCGCGAGCGCATCGCGGCCAACCCGGAGGCGTGGAGGGGCGCCGTGGTGATGTTCGTGGGGCTGCTCGAGCAGGACGCAGCCCAGGATGTTCCTTCGGGGCCTGAGTTCGCGTTCAAGCGCGGCGAGAAGTTCTGCGCGCAGGTTTACTTGCGCCACTTCCGCGAGCTCGTGGGCATGGACGGCGGTCCTCCTCCGGTGCCGGTGCTCTGATGGACGCACAACGGGATTGGCTCGACGACGAGCACACGCGCAAGAAGCTGCACGAGATCAAGGTCGAGATCGAACGCGCAGCCAAGGACATCCTCGTTTCCGCTGGCGTCGGCGAGCTCTCCGACATCAGGAACCGGGCGGGGTACTACCGCGGCCTGCAACGTGCCTGGGCAATTCTCAACGGAGGAAAGGCGAAAGATGAAGAGTGACAAGCCGAGCAAGGCGCTGGTGAGAGCGGCCAAGGCCGCGGGCGTGGAGCTGCACGTCCCCACCAAGCAGAAAAAAGGCGAATCGCTGCTCGACTACAGGTGTCGAGACTGGGGCATCCCCAAGGTCACGTTTCAGCCCATCGACAACAACGTGGTGGTGTGGCGACTTCCGCCCCTGCAACTCTCGGCGGGCGGGCTCGTCATCCCGTCGGACCACCAGAGCCCGCACGTAAAGGGGATCTTGCTGGCCATGGGCCCACGGGCGCGGGACACGCTGGCCTCCAACGGCATCGAGGAGGGGCACATCGTGATCTTCGGGCGGTTCGCCGGCTGGGAGGCCGACGACCACACCCCGGAGAGCATGCGGCACAACAAGATCCTCATGATCAAGGACAAGGACATCATCGGCTCCGACGACCTCGCCCGGCAGATGCGCGAGGGGAAGCTCAAGATCGTCCAGGACACCGATGGCCGCCACAAGCTCGCCAAGGTGTCCACCCCTGACAAGCTCCTCCCCGCGGTCACGTCCCGCAAGGAGAAGCTGGAAGCTCTGGCAGAGCGAAGCAGCAACCCACACGAGGCCGCCGCCGCTCGGCGCGCAGCCGAAAGGATGAGGTAGACCATGGCCCGTGCAGACAAGCCCGTAGAGAGCGGAGATGACCTTTCTCCCGTGACCGTCAAGATCGGCCAGGAGGACGACCGCGAAGATCTGGAGGTCGGAGCCGGCGACGATGAGCCGTCGGGCGGGAGCACGCTGGGCTCTGCGGAGCCCATGGCCGAGCAGCAGCCGCGCGAGATGCAGACGCAGCCGCGGCAGCGTGACCCCGGAGACATCGCGCCCCAGCGGCAGAAACCCACCAAGCCCAGCTCATGGAAGGGCTACATCGAGAAAGCGGTCACCGAGCGCACCAAGGAGTATCAGACGAAGGTGGCCGCTCTCGAGCAGCAGCTAGCGACCATGATGGGACGCTGGGAGGCGCTGGAGAAAACCGGCTTCGGTCGCCAGCCCGAGCAGCAGGACCCGGCGAGCCAGGAGCTAACCACCATCTCCAAGCAGCTCAACGACCTGGCGGTGATGGCCTCCAATGCCGACCTCCCGGCAGAGCAGCGCCAGGCCCTCGCACAGCAGTTTCAGCAGCTATCGGAGAAGCGGGAGCGGATTCTCATCCGCACCGAGGCGGAAAAGCTCATCAACGAGCGGCTCCGGCAGCAGCAGGAAAACGTCCCCTCCCCTGACGTCGTGGCGGCGCGTACCGTGCTGGCCACGGAGTTCCCGCGGCTCGAGCAGGACCACGCCGCCAAGGCCGAGGCGAAGGCTTACTATAACTACCTCGTCGCCCGGAACGGCGGCCAGGAGTCGCTGGGCCTGCTCCGCGAGGCGTGTCAGTACATCTACACGCAGAAGGGGTGGGCTCCCGAGGGGTTCCGCTCGTCGTCGGGACGTGAGCGCGGCATCTTCGAGGGTGCCGGTGGCGGCGGCCGGAGCAACGGTCACAGCAACGGCTCGATCACCTTCGGCCCGGATCAACTGGCAGTGCTCAAGGGCTCCGGCGTTTCTCCCGCCGAGGTGGCCGCGCAGATGGAGCGTATGAAGCGCGGCGAGTACTAGTACCGGACCTCGTCGATCCGGATCATCGCCTGCCACGTCACGGTGCGGGTGGCGTCTGCCGTCACACGTAGCCTGACGTTGTTCGAGGAGATGTCGAAGGCGATAGCCCACGCGGCGACGTCCTCGTAATCCGTCCCCAGCGTGTCCGTGCTGATGACCGTTGGAGCGGCAGAGCCAACCCGCCGCGTGCGGACCATGCGCCGGTAGGCAGCGAGAGATCCGTCGGTGGCGATGCCCGTGATGGAGGCGTCGATGCTCCAGGCGCTCGACGGAGACATGGCGTATTGCCATATCGTCGTTGCAGCAGCGGTGAGAGTCGTCGTGACTTCGAAGCGCTCGAAATACGCTTGATTGAGCGCCTGCCGGATCTCCCGGTAGAAAAACGCTACCTCGCGCGCCGGGGCGCCAGTTTCGGGGGCCGCTCGTTTGAGGGTGTTGTTCATTGGCGTTTCGTTGCTACGTTGCAACGAACATTACGATTTTTCTATTTACACACTAGGGGTGTTGTTCTAACTTAGCAATTGGTCCGTAAGGGCCAGCCCCTCGGGGGCCTTGAATCTCGGTCGTCGCGGCCAGAAGCGCGGCGCGGAGCGGTGGACGCCATCCACCGGCGACCTGGAGATTTCATGGCCAAGAAGACCGAGAGCGAGAAGACGGAAGCGATCGAGGTGCTGGAGCGCTTCGACCCGTCGGAGAAGGCCGAGATCGACGGCGATCCCACGTTCGAGTTCAAGGTGGACGAGGAGTCCGTCCCCTCCGACCTCGTGACGGTGTGGCCGCATCTCTCGGACGTCAACACCTACAAGGGCCGCGGCTGGCGCGAGGTGCGCGCCGGTGAGGACGGGATCGAGCTGCTCTCTGGGCTTCAGTTCCAGAAGGGCGAGCAGATCCGGATGGCCGATCACGTTCTGATGGTGCGCGACAAGGGCCGGCATGAGCGAGTGCTCGCCGGTGAGCGCGCCGCGAATCGCAAGACCCGTGAGGCATTCCTCAAGAAAGCCAACGGGGACGTTTTCGTCAACAACCCGGGCAGCGGCCCGCGACAGATGGCTCGGAGGTAGCTAGAGATGCCCAATCTACTGCAAGGCGGTTTCCACGCGGACCAGGAGCTCCGCTCCCGGGCCCGGCGCTACAACGTCGTGAGCAACAACAGCACTGCGATTTTCCGCGGTGACGTTCTCAAGATCGCCACCACGGGTCTCGTGGACGTTGCGGCGGCCGGTGACACCGACCTCATCGGCGTTGCCAAGGAGTTCGAGTACACCACGGGCGGCAAGCGGGTGCGCTCGCCGTACCTGCCGGCCAGCACGACCTACACCGGCAACCTGGTGTCCACGCAGACCTGGGTGTGGATCTACGACGATCCCAACCAGGAGTTCTGGACCACCTCGGCGACAAACACCTCGACGGACACCGCCGCCGAGTGGGAGGCCGCCGTGGGGTCTAACATGGACCTCCTGGCCGGCGCGGGCAGCACGGTGTACGGCTGCTCGGGCCATCAGGTGGACGGCACCCCGGTTGCCGGAGCTGCGCAGTTCCGGATTCTCGAGATCCGGCGCGTCCCGGGCCGCACCTACACGGGTGCGAACCTGCACGTCAAGGTGATGATCAACGAGGGCTTCCACGCGTTCGTGGACAACGCGGGCATCTGAGGGAGTAACGGACCATGGCACAGAGCATTTCTGAAGGTCAGGCGCCCGACGTATTCCACGCGACTCTCGGCGCGATCTGGACGTCGGTCATCGAGAAGAACGAACCCTACTGGAAGGGCTACCTCGAGGAGGGCTCGACCGACAAGCGCTGGTACGATGACGTGGAGTGGGTCGATCCCGGTCTGTGGACCGAGACCGACGAGGGCGCCGAGATCGACATGGACGAGTACAACGAGGGGTACGTCACCCGGTGGCGTCCGCTCAAGTTCGCCAAGCGTCTCGTGATCCCCGACGAGATCAAGGAGGACGCGGTCTACGAGGAGGCGTACGACGCCGTCCGCATGCTGGGCCGCACCTGCATCCAGACCCAGGATTACTACGCCGTCGGTATCATCGACGACGCTGCTACCACCGGCGTCAACGGCGGCGACGGCGTGACCCTGGCCAACTCGGCTCACCCGATCCGCGGCGGCGCGACGGTCTCGAACATCCTGAGCCCGGCGCTCACCCCCAGCAACACGGCGCTCAACCTGATCGTTACTTCGTGCGTGAAGATGGCCGGCTCTAACGGCTACATCGCCGGCACGCGGGTCAAGAAGTGGATCGGGCCGGAGAACCTGCACGCGCGGTTCCTCGAGATCACCAAGTCGGACATGAGGGACGACACGGCGAACAACGCCATCAACTCCCTCAAGCCGCGCGGGGTGTCCTCGTCGTACGCCCCGATCCCGCACATGGCCAGCACCACGAACTGGGGCGCCCACACGGACGCTCCCCGCGGCGCTCGGTTCATCTGGCGGCGTAAGCCGCGGTTCCGCAAGACGGACGAGATCCGGAACGAGTCCGAGGTTCACGTGGGTTCGGCTCGCTTCCTGGTGTCGTGGAGCAACTGGCGCACGTACTTCTTCTCGCTGGCGTAGGAGGCACCGATGGTTCCCTCAGTGCTCACTCCCTCCGGCCCGGTGGAGATTCCGGGGTTTGTTTTCGCGCGAACCGGCGCGAAGATCATCCCGGTCCATCACTCGGGGCCGGGCAACCTCAGCGATGCCCCGGCGTGGTACGCCGAGGACGGCCGGACCACCATCCAGGCCGCTCTCGACCTCTGTCGCTCGGGACGTGGTGACGTCGTCCAGCTCCTCCCCGGTCACACCGAGACCATCAGCGGGGCTGATGCGTGGTCCAACCTGGGCACCAAGACGGGCGTTACCATTCGCGGCCCCGGCTTCGGTCCTCCGGCCACGATCACCTGGGCCACGGCGACGACCACGGCCCTCATGGACGCGGCCGACTTCGTCATCGACGGCGGCCCCAACCGCGGCATCATCTTGCAGATGGAGCCGACCACGGGATCGGTCAACGTCGCTGCTCCGATCACGGTCTCGGCGGCTCGCTGCAAGATCCTCAACACGCGCCAGTTCTTCGGGACCGACGCGAACAACAAGGTGACCATCGGCATCACCACCACGGCCGGCGCGGACTACTTCGAGTACTCCGGCAATCACGCCATCGGCGCGACGGCTGCGGAGTGCACGACGTTCCTTCAGATCGTGGGAGCCGATGGCCTGCGGATGTTCAACAACGTCATCGAGGGCGCTACCTCGGCGGTCGGTGTTGGAATCGTGCGGTTCGCGACCACTGCCAGCCTCAACATCTGGCTCGAGAACAACACGTACATCAACCGCAAGGCGCTCTCTACTTGCGCGGTTACGGGTCTGGCGGGCGTCTCGGGCGTGAGCCGAAACGAGCACTTCGCCTACCTGGATACCTCGTCTCTGACCCCGTGGCTCACCAGCACCGGGATCATGACCTTCCACCGGCCGACCGTCACCAACACGGCGGGCGAGACCGGGACCGAGGTCGTCGGAACCGTCTCGGCCTAGTCAGCTAGGGCCACGCCCTCGGGCCATGGCCCAAGGAGAAAAGCGTGGCTCTACTGGTTCGAAACAGCGGGTTCGCGAGTACGGGGCCTGACCTTCTGGTCGGGTACCCGTACATCTCCTCGGACTCGGTCATATTCGTAGACTCCGTCACCGGCAGCGACTCCAATGCCGGCACGGAGGAGAAGACCCCCAAGGCAACGGTTTTCGGCGCCTCGGGGGCCATCTCCGTCTGCACCTCGAACAACTCCAATCTCATCGTGTGCCTCGCTACCCACCGGGAGACGGTAGCGGCCTACACGTGGTCGACGGCTGGGGTCACGCTCATTTCGCTGGGGTCGGGGACGTCGCGGGCCCAGTTCACCAACTCCGGGATCATCACCGTCTCTGGGACAGAGGTCCGCATCGAGAATTGCTACTTCCCTGCGGCCAGCGCGTCCATCACCCGCAAGCTGGCGATCACGGGGTCGGGCTTCGAGATGCGCGACTGCCTCCTCGAGGGCGGGGCCAACGAGGCGACGGATCTGGTCCTGGTCAACGGCGTGGCAAACGCCACGTTCCGCGGCTCGACGTTCAAGGTGACGGCGTCCGTCTCCGGCACGAGCCGCACGGGCGTGAGGGCCACCGGCGCGTCGACCAATCTCCTCGTTGAGAGCTGCACCTTCGACGGCGGGAGCTACGGGTGGACGTCGGGGTATGCGCTCCAGGTGGACACGGCCACGGCCGACCGCTTCCGGTTCCGGGATCTGACCCTTCAGAACTACTCGTTTGCCGGGGCCTCTATCAGCGGGATCAAGGGCTACATCGGCGGCTCGCACACCATCGACGCCACGAGCGGGTGGAAGTGGACTGAATGAGCGACCACCGCCGCGCCTGCGACGTCTGCGGAGACGACACGTGGCCCTTCCGCAAGATGGCTCCCATCGGGGACGGGAAATACGCCTGCCCCTACGATGCGCGCGGCTTTACCGACGACATGCTCGACGCCGCTGGGCCACGGCCGACCATCCCCCCGGCCATCAGGCCGCGTCCCGCCGAACAGGTGCGCGAGACACCAGACCTCGAGCTCTACCAGAAGGCCGAGGCGCGCATCCTCAACCTCCTGACCGCTGATTTCGGCGACGTTCGCAGCTCGATTGCCGACGCCGGGCCGGGCGTGCCTCCCCGGCGTTTCGTCAACATGAAGAGCGGCGCGGGGAAGATCGAGGATGACAACGGCGTTGACGTGGAAAGCCTCGTCGAGACGTCCGCGGTTACCTGCATGTACCTGTATTCGGTCATCGCCGAGGACCGGCGACCGAAGGTGTGGATCGACCGCGCGAAAACCAAGCTCCGTGCCCTCGCCGACCTGCTGCTCACGTGGCAGGCGGGAGGGCCGTATCAGGCGTCCCAGATCACGACGTGGCTAGGCCGCGCCACGGCGTCAACGGACTTCGAGTATGGGGCTTTCCTCTGGCCCTATAGCAACTCGCTGACCCTCTCGTGGTCCGGTGCCTCGGACGAGGCGAACATCTACACCAAGGATGTCTATCTCGGCGGCCTGGCGCTCCTGCGCGCGTATCAGGCGCTCGGCGATGAGAAGTACCGCCAAGGCTACCGCATGGCCCTGACGTGCCTGCGGCGTTGCCAGAGCCCCGGCAAGCTCACCGGGCGCTATTTCGTCTCCCGTGGCACCAGCACATCGGCGCGCTTTCACCCGGGGATGTGGCCGTGGAACTTCACCAAGGCGGCTGGGGGTGCTTCGACGTGGGAGGCCGACGAGTCCATCAACGTAGATGACCTGTGGGGGCTGGAGTTCATCGCTGCGGCCAAGGCCCTCGAGGGGGACACGACCTACGGCGATACGACGGCGGTCGGGGAGATGACCGACGCCACCGCCGCCACGCTCAGCGCCATGGCCGCCGAGGCGCGGGCCTTCTGGGTGAACGGCGTTTACGACCACACCACGGGGGCCACCAAGACGGGCCTTTCTACGTCGTACATGAGCCGCACCTACCGGGCGTCCACCTCGAACGGGTCATCTGTCACGCAAAACAGCACGTGGCTCGTGGCCGGTGCTGTGTTTCCCCCGGAGTGGGCCCAGGCGATCCGGGGCTGGAACGCCTATTACGGGTTCGACTCGGTCATCAGCCCGATCTGGGATTTCTTCATGGCCACGGCATCGTCTGCGGACCACGCCATCACCGCGACGACTACGCCTTTCGACATCCTGTACTACGGAACGGATCTCGACGAGGAATACAACAACCTAGGGACCTACAACCCGAAGCTCACGTGGTCCGACAACGTTGACATCACCGTCGGCACCCCGTCCGTCAACACCACCGATAGCTCGACTTGGTACGCCTGGGAGTGCATGGGGCTGCTGGCGCCCCTGCTCTCGTCCCGCGAGCCGTCCAATTTCACGGAGGCTAAGCGGAAGGTGTCGATGATGGTCAGGCGGCGTCTCGCCGGGACGCGCGGGGATGACCGTTTCGCCGCCCTGAACCTGCTCGGGAGCAGCGGGTTTTCCTTCCAGCCGTCCGGGGATCGCGTGTGGGCCGGGTTCTTCTATGACGCCTACAAAGCGGCGCTCATCGGCCTTGCCTATCGCGAGCAGCCCCGCGTGTTTGTGGTGAGGGATCACTAATGGCCATCTCCTCGAGCTACAGCTATAACCCAGACCTCACCAGCCTGGCGAAACTGTCCATGCGGACGGCGGGCGTCCTCGGTGACTACGAGGACCCCACCGGCGAGGAGGTGCAATCCTTCGCCGACTGGCTCAACGCCGAGCTCAAGGAGTGGCAGGCGGCCGGGCGGCTTCTGCGCCAGGTGGAGCGGGTCACCAAGACGCTCACGGCCGGGACGGCGACGGTCACGGTGGACGCCGACACCATCGACGTCGAGTTTCCCGCATACGTCACGCTGACCAGCAGCTCAACCTCGACGTACGAGGTGGACCGCATGACCCTCGACGAGTACATGCGGATCTCGAACAAAACGCAGCAGGGCATCCCGACGCGTGCCCTCGTCGAGCGCAAGGACTCGGTGGTGATGACTCTGCACCCGGTCCCTGACTCGACCGTCTCGAGCATCACCTACGTCCGGGCGAAGTTGATCCGGGACCTGGCCTCCGGGACAACCGCCGACGTCAACCAGCGTGTCATCAAGGCCGTGGTGCTGGCCGGGGCCGTCTGGCTGGCGGAGAAGGCCGGCAAGAGCGCCGACAAGATCGACCGCCTCGAGCGGCGGGCCGAGCAGGCCAAACAAACGATGTTCAAGGACAACACCGAGCGCGGCGGGTTCCGCTTCACCCTGAGGTAGACGATGGCTTCCCCTCTTACCTGGCTCCAGCTCGATGGGCTCCGCAAGTCGGACGGGACGGCGATGTCAGCCGCGAAGATCTGGTTCTACGTCCCCGGGACGACGACCCAGACCGCCGTTTACGGCGACGCCAACAAGACGAGCACGCTCTCCCAGCCGGTGACAGCCAACTCCGCGGGCCAGGCCACGGTGTTTACCGATGGCGTGGTCAAGGTCGTGGCCCAGGATTCCGACGGGACCACGTACACCGTCGAGCGCGCCACCGCCACCGCCGCGGCCGGCGTCGAGGTGGAGAGCGCCTACTTCACCGGAACCAAGACCGACGGCTCGCAAGGGGCCGGGGGCAAGCTGCCTGCCTCGACGGCGCTTGACCGCGTGGGGGCGAGCCTCGGCGGCAAGGACGGCAACTACCAGGACGCCCCGGGCGGGACGGAGCGGGCTCTACGGGTCGTCATCAGCGAGCGCGGTCTCTCGGTCAAGGACCGGGGGGCCACCGGGAACGGCTCGGCCATCGATACCAGCGCTTTTAACAGTGCCATCGCCGCCATCAAGTCGGCGGGTGGCGGGCGGCTCATCGTTCCGCCTGGAACGTACATGCTCGATGCCGCCCTGGCGACCATCGATTTCAACGGGCTTCTAGTCGAGGGCGCGGGGTTCAACGCCACGATCCTCAAGAGCACCAGCGCGACCGCAAACATCTTCACCATCGGGAGCGGGTGGAACGTCCAGATCGAGAAATTGCAGCTCACAGCCAACGCGGCATCGACCGGCTACGCCATCCAGACGGCCGGCGATAACGACATCTTCCAGAACCTCATCATCAGCAACTTCGCCGAGGGGATTCGGGTCGAAAGCGGCGCTTTCTGGGGCCAAATCAACGGCGTCTACTTCTCCCCGGCGTCGGGGCAGTTCGGGCTTCACTTCAAGGACGCAAACACGCGGTTCCATAGCGTGCGGGCCTGCTACTTCTCCGGTGCCGGCACGGGCATCAAGATCGCAGACGCCGATGGGCGTATCTCGATCGATGACTGTTACTTCGAGTCGCTGGCTACGGGTCTGAGCATCACCTCGGGCTTTGTCGGCTCCACCGTGTCCATGCGCGGGTCATCTTTCGCCAGTTGCACCACCGACATCAACATCCAGGCAACCGGGGCCATCGGGTTCCGGGAGTACGGGAACGAGATCGACACCGCCAAGATCACGGATCTGGCGGCTGGGTCGCTCTGGGGGAGCTTCGAGGGCGGGCGCAAGGGGGCCGACGTCACCGCAGCGGCGGCCATCGCTCCTCGAGGCGGGCGGTTCTTCGTGGTCACCGGAAACACGAACATCGACCACATCGAGACCCTCGGGCGCAGACCGGGCGACAAGATCACGCTTCAGTTCAGCGGCACGCCCACGGTCAACGACAACACGGGCGGCGCGGCGGCGAACTACGCCCCTATCCAGCTCACCGCGGCCTTCACTGCCTCGGCAAATGACTCGCTGGTGCTGATGTACGACGGGACCGACTGGAAGGAAGACGGGCGGAACGTGCTCTGATGGCTGAACTAGCCGTTCAGAAGGCCCCGCTCGACTTCGGAATCGGCCTATCCGATGCCGTGGATGAGGTGGCCGGGGGAAACCCCCAGATCGCCAACATCCTCAAGGACGCCGCGGGGTTCATCCGCCTTGCCCCCGGCACGTCCTCCTGGTCGTGGTTCCCTTCTACGAGCATCACCGTTGAGGCCGCGTCCCAGGTGGCCCTGGTGGGCAAGGGGTGGCACAAGTTCACGATCACGGGTCCGGGATCGGTGAGTTTCATCCGCACCACGGACTGGGCATCGGGGGACATCGTGACCCTGGTGCTCCCCGGCGCTACCACGCTCGCCCACAACGCCAGCAGCGCGCCCTCCGGGTATGCGCCTCTCCAGCTCGCCACCGGGGCGGCGGTGACGGGGCCGGGGACGTTTCATTTCAAATACGACGGCACGGACTGGGATCAGGTGGCCGACGCTGCGGAGCGCGAGGTCATCGGGATCACCGAGTTCAAGGGGGCGGTTGTCTACGTCACCAAGGATCGCCGCCTGTGGGCCATCTCCGCCCCCGGGCTCATCTCGCCGCTCTCCAACGGGACCGCCACCACCAAGCTCGACGGCAACCAGCCTCCGGTGTTTGCCGCCACGAAGAGCACGCTTCTCGTTGCCGGGGGCGGGCTGATGCAATCGTGGACGGGCAGCGGACTATCCTCGAGGGTGAGCAACGGGCCGCGGGCCTCGCACGTCGTCGCCAATGCCCAGCGGGCCGTGGCCAACGCCTTCGATGCCTCGGGGCAGTTCTCGTGGACCGAGCCCAGCGGCACGGACCACACGTCATCGACCGCATGGGACGCCCTGAACTTCGCCGAGGCCGAGGCGCGGCCCGATGCCGTCTACGCCATCCACGAGAACAGTGACGAGGTGTTTCTCTTCGGTGCGCGGACGGTCCAGATCTTCGCCCCTGACGCCAACGTCGGATATGCGCCCCAATACACGCTCAACCAGGGCTGCGTCCGGTATTCGATCATCAACCTCCTCGAGAAGCGGGCCTTCGCCTGGCTGACCGAGGATCGGGAGTTCGTCATCTCGTCGGTTCGCGACGACCCCACCCCCATCTCCCGACCGGACATCACCCGGACCATCAAGAACCTGCCCCACGTGGACGACTGCACCGGGTTTTACTGGAAGGTCGACAATTACCGCCTTCTGGTGTGGCGCTTCCCCTCGGCCGGCGTCGCGTTCGCCTACGACATCGATGCGAAACGCTGGTTCCGCCTGCTGGGCTACGACACCACCCTTGGTGATTATGCCGCCTACCCCATTGTTTCTTCGTTCTTCTGGCCCGAGCAGAACGTGTTCCTCGTGGGGCTCTCCACGGGCGAGATTGCGAAACTCGACATGGACGCGGTGTCCGTCGCTGGGCAACCCATCATCGGCCGGGCCCGCCTCGGATTTCAGGGCCGCGGGACCGAGGGGCCAAAGCAAACGTTGACACTCCGGGTTCCGTTGAAACGGGGGCTCGGTTCATTGGGCGCGACTAACCCGCCGTTCATTGAACTGCGCTGGGCGGACCGTCCCGGTGCATGGTCCAAACCGTTGCAACTGAGCCTAGGGGCAGCGGAGCAAAATAGGCCGGAATTGGTGAAAAGGATCGTTTCGCGCCCGTACGTTAGGCGACAATGGGAGTTGACAATCGGCGCAGGAGTCGGTGCGCTGGTTGGGCCGTTCGAGGAGACGTTCGAGCTACTGGAGGACTAGGTGTTTTCCATCACCCAAAACCCCATCATGGACTTTCTCACCGGGCGGCCCTACAAGGACGCCGAGGCGGCCAACCGCCGAGCCGGCGAGGAACTGGACGCCACGGGTCGCCAGGCGTACGACGACACGCAGCGGGGCATCGGCCGGGCGCTAGACCAGACGCTCCCCGCGGCTCGCTACTGGGAGCAGCTATACGGTGGCGGCGGGGTGATGGATGGCCCTGGAGCGCTCGAGCGCCTGTACATGGAGCGGCAGAGCGGGACCTCGGCCGACCAGATCCGGGCGCGCGAGCTCGGCGCCAAGTCCATCGGGGACGCCTTCGCCGCCCGAGGTCTCAACAACTCGGGCGCGGCGCTCAGGGCGATCGGGAACCTGAATGCCGACCTGGGGGCGTCCGAGGCGCGGCAGATGGCGGACCTTGCGGCGGGATCGCAGCAGGCGACCGAGACCCGCCTGGGCAACGCATTTGACCGCGTGAACAACCTCGGTCAGTCGCGAGCGAATCAGGTTAGCGGCCTGACCGACTCTGGCACCTCCAACCTCATCGCTGGGAAACTCGGCGCCATCAACGCGCGGCTCGCCGGGACCAGCAACCGACTCGCGCGACACCGGGATCAGGTGGGCACGCTGTCCTCGATTCTGGGAGCGGCGTTCTGATGGCCGCCTATAGCCGCGTGCCCGGTGTGTGGGCAATCCAGACCTACCGCGAGCGAAAGGCTGAGCCGAAGCCCGACTTCTGGGATACGCGTCTCGGGCGCATGATCGACGGTGCGCGAGTCGACGGCGGGCGGGCCGGCAAGCCCGGGGGCGCCAGCATCGGGGCGGCGTTCGATGCTCCCCCCACGGCGACGGGCTCCGCCTCGCCTGGGTACTTCTACGACGATCCGGGGACCTCGATTTTCTCCGGCATCCCCGACTACGCCGCCGTGTTCCCAAGACGGCGGACCCCGGAGCCAGAGCCCGCCCCCTACGATCCCAGGGAGGCGGTGAGCCGCGCCACGGGCCCCATCATCAGGCGGCAGAACCCGCGCATCAAGACCATCTCGGATCTGCTGGGCCTCGACCCCTACGCCGACACTCCTGACGAGGAAAACCCGACCCTACGGGCCTACTGATGAGCTACTGGCAGACACCAAACGTCTCGTTCGCGAAGCCTGAGGAGATCTACTCCTCCGGGGCGGGGATGTTCCTTGCCTCGATGCAGGCGGCCGGGGAAGCGCGGCGGCGCAAGCAGGAGCTAGAGCTGCGCGAGCGTGAGCGGCTGGACCGCGAGTCGCAGTTCGCCCGCGAGTTGACCGAGCGCTATCAGGACAACGAGCGCGAGTCGTGGCGCATCCAGACCGAGGACGAGCGTGCGCGTGAGCTCAAGCGCCAGGAGCTCGAGGCGAAGGCGGCAGAGGAAAAGGCGCGCATCGAGCGGGAGCGGCAGAAAGACGCCGCAGGCGCCATCGAGAAGGTGCAAGAGGCCGTCGAGGGCCAGAACCCCAACCGCGCCGCCGTCATCGCCGGGGCGCACGGTGTCGAGTTCGGTCCATACCGCCTGCCGGAGTTCAAGCCCCCGGAGGCACCCGAGGCGCTGAAGACCGAGGAGGGGCGGCGGGCCGTCGAGGACGAGGGCAAGGTCCGCACGGCCAACCGGGCGCTCCCCATGGTGAGCCCGCTCGGTCTGCCCATGTTCTCGCCGTTCAGCCTCGCCGGCATGGGGACCGACGCGGGGCTCGCCAAGGAGGCCGAAAAATACGTCGACGTCCGCACGGCGGCCGAGAACGAGCGAGAGGGCCAGGAGAAGGCCGCGCAGGGGATGTATCAGGCGTTTTTGCCCAACGGCAAGACGCTGCTGATGTCCTCGTCGGCGGAGACCGAGGCGCGGGCGGCGCGGGCGAAGATCGGCGCCGAGATCGTGCAGAACATGGCCCCGCTTGCCGACACGCCCATCAAGCGCGAGGCGCTCAAGGATGTGTATAACGTCGTCTCCAACGGCGCCTTGCCTCCGGATAAGGACGCCATCGCGAAGGCGTGGACAGATCGCGTGAGCGAACTGGAGCGCTTGGAGCAGGCGGAGAGGAGCAGCATCCGCACGGCGTCGGCCATGCGAAACCGCCAAGAGAAGTTGACCGAGCCTGAGCGCGTGGCGACTGCCAAGGCGTCTCGCCTGGCGAGCATCGCTGATCAGCTATACGCCTTGCCGCCGCTTTCCAAGGAAGCCAGCGAGACCATCCTTCAGCACCTCGCCGACGAGGCGTATTTCGAGGCCAACCCGGGCAAGAAGGCCATTGCTATGCGCACGGGGGCCTACAAGGACATCAGCGAGAAGCTCCAGGGCACCGACCTGAAGTCCTACTACCTGAGCCTTGAGCTAACCACGGACGTCCTCCGCAAGGAGACCGGCGCTGTTATTCAGCCGAACGAGTGGCAAAACGTCATGCAGCGGTACATCCGCCTTCCCGGCGACGATGACGACGTGGCAGCCCTGAAGCAGGGGATGCTCTACGACAAGATCGACGAGATTGCGGGGGCGTCTCGCGCCGGCTACGGCGGGAAGGCACCAAGGCAGAAGCCGGGCAACCCGGAGGCACTCAAGGATGCGCTTAGGAATAACCCCGAGTTGCTGAAGCAGTTGCTAGGAGGCGGCAAGCAGTGACAGCGCGGTTAGATCTTTCGGTAGGTGGCGCTGTAGACGCCGTGGCATCCGCCTGCTCGGTCAACCACGTCGAAATAGACCGTCCCGGTGCCGAGCGATCCCGTGCGATTCCATGTGACACGTCCGCGCATGGTGACGGAGCCGCCTTCAACCGCGCACGTCGTGTCGACCGTCGCAGAGCACATATCAGCCGACGGCGTGGAGCCTCCGGTGCAGGACATGTTGCTGGGCGCCATGTTGGCGTTAAGAACGATGTCAGAGATGGTGCCGCAGTTGCCAGACTGGGCAACGAGCGTAACCCGGTAAAGTCCGTCCCGACTCGCGCACGGGCCGTCGTTGTCGCCGCCGCATGCCGCAAAAAGAACGACCACGAGCGCCGCCGCTATCCGCTTCATGGCGCCAGTGTTGCGCCGCGGGATCTCCTCCACAAGCTGAGCGGAGGTTCAGTGTCCCATGGCTGACAAGCGGGATGGCGCGCTAGATCGTTTGATTCAGCAGGGTTGGACCATGGCGGACCTCAAGAAGGCCGCGGCCGAGGTGCAGGCTGAGAGGAGGAAGGTGACGGGCCCGTCGCCTGCGGAGCGACCCATGCAGATGCGCGCCCTGGCCGCTTCCCCTGCCCCGAAGCGGGACATCACCCAGATCGACCTCGAGCCCGGAGAGTCACAGCACATCTTCCCGGGCGTCGCCTACGAGGGGGTGCCTAACTGGACCTTCCTTCCCCCGGCAGAGCGCAAGGAACTAGAAGCGGCCAGCATCGGCAACGCTGTGGGCTCGGCGGCTGGCATGTTCGGCGGAGAGCTCGTCATGCCCCACATGATGAGCCTCCCGATGCGCCTGCTCGGAGCCGGCGTCGTTGCGTCCGGGGCCAACGCCACGGGAGCGGCAGCCGAGGCGGCCGCCAAGGGGCAGAACCCCCTCCCCGCCGCGGCCGAGGCGGCCAAGTACACGAACATCCCGTTCACCGACTGGCGCATCCCCACCCCCCTGCTCGGGGCTGGGTTCCAGCTTCTTGGCGAAGGGGCCGGGGGCTCGGCTAAGGCAATCCGCGACTCCCGCACCACGACGGGCGAGAACGTTCGCCTCATGGAGCAGCAGGGGGCGCGAATCTCGCCCTTGCCTGGCCCGGTGGCTGAGAACGCCCCCTCTGCTCAGTTCGGCGTGGAGCCGAATTCACGGGGGCGCGGGATCGTCGGCGAGCGGACCGCCAGGACGCTCCAGAAGGAGCTTGAGGTCCAGGAGCGCCTCAACAGGCAGCGCTTGCAGAACGTCGAGAAGCCGCGCGCCCTCGAAAAGCAGGGCGACCGTTCCATCAGCGTTGAGGAACTGCTCCCAGAAATCGACGCCGCCATCGCCGACCCCAAGTACAAGGCGCTCGGCCTCGAGGAGAAGCTCAAGAGCGTGCGCGCCATGCTGGCCGGCGAGATGGAGCCGACCATGGAGATCCATGCGGCGCGGC